TAAACTTCTGAATGCTCTGGTTTGCTCTCAAATATGAGTTGATTAGAAGTCTGACTGACTCTACCCAACCTTCACGAGTGTCTGGAATTTCGAACACCTGTTCTGGTTCTGTTGGGGCATAGATTGAAAAATTCTTATCCTGTCCCACTGTATCAAACCCTACACCAATGCCAAGCATCAGAGCATCCATAACCCAAGCAAATAGTGCTCCTGGATCATTTTTGTCAAGGTCCTTTGTAGATACCATTGCACAGTTTTGTAGTGCTGCCGAGTTCTTCTTCTCCATAGTCATAGGAGTTCCAAATGCCCACATGCCTCGCCCTGGTGGTGTCCACTTTAGTTCAAACATTCTTTGGAATGCTTCTTGTGCTGACTTCTGAGCCTTGTAGTCATTCCATGGCAAACGGTTTTCTTTGGCATGATTCTTTTGTACTGAATACATACCCTCGATTACTCGACGACAAACTTCATGCCATCTTTCCTTAGTTCCATCTTCCTTCATTCGAGAATATGTACGAATAAAAGTAATTTCTCCAAGTGAGTTTTCTGCTGCATCCTTAAACCCAAATGGGCTTTCTTGGCTCTTGTACTTTTCTACGAAGTCCTCTGGAAGTTTAAAACTAAAAAAATCTGACATAATATGTATCGTCCTTTCAAAAACGGATTAAGTGTTAAGTATAGCAGAGTTTTCAAAAAAGCAAAACTCTCCCCTAAATAAGAGGTTGAGAGTTAGTAATTATTTACCACTAAGTATGTGATTTATCTCTATATGATTTATGTTAACATGTTTAGGTAAACTTGCTACCCATCTTATAGACTCAGCCATATCTTCAGCAGTTATTGCAATCTCTCTTTTTTCTTCTTGTGTGTCAATTGTACCTGGACAAATTTCAGTAACTTTAATACCGTACTCTGGAAATTCTAGTCTCATGGTATCTACAAGAGCCATCATTCCTCTTTTAGCATTTGTGTAATTTCCTCCAGATCTGTATGGATACTTTCCACCAAGAGAACTAACAAAAATTATTGTTGCGGACTCTGACTTTTTCATACATGGAACAAAAAGTTGAGAAAGATACATTGGGCCAGAGACATTTATATCATAGGCTCTTCTAAAGTTATCCATTGTTTCATTAATAATGCTGGTTGGTCCAGCACCTCCTCCTGCATTGTTTACCAGCAGATCTAGAGTTATGTCTTTATATTGATCATAAAACTTTTTTAGTTCGTTGGCATTTGTGATATCCATTTGATAAACTTCTACATTGTCCCCAACTAAGTCTGAAACTTTAGAAAGATCTCTTGAAACAGCAATAACTCTATAGCCGTTTTCAGATAAAAGTTTTACTGTTGCATAACCAACACCTTTGCTTGCTCCTGTGACAATTGCTGTTTTATTATTTATAGTGTGTCCCATTTAAAGTACTCTCTATATTTTTCTAAGCCAATTGCTGTTGGATCTACCCACCAGTCTTCATGTATTTGCCTAACAACTAAAGAATAGCCCAATGAGTCAAGGATTTCTCTTTGTGCATCACGCATCGCTGTATTTCTCCAGTACATGTTTGAGTCGTGCTCAAAAGTGATAACTGTAAACCTATACTTATTTAGTGGCACGGCAATTAGTCCGTGTAGAGTTGTATAGTGATTTCCAGCAGGTCGTCCGTCTGTTTGATATCCAGCATCAATGTCTACCTGAAGATAGTCTATTTGATTTGGAAAATTGTTTTCCTCAAAGTATTTTATATAATCAAACTTTGTGGCATCCCCAAGAATACAAGGATTTTTCCTATTTTCAGATACCTCTTTATGTAGTTCTGGAACAATTTCAAAAGAAACGCCCTTCCAGTCAAACTCATTCTCAAGTCTGTAAGTATTGCTTCCATTTTTTGAATGAGCAGCACCTAACTCAACATAGTATCCCTCTTTTTTGTTATCAAGTAAATTTAAAACAAACTGTTCTTGATCACTAAAATTTTGATACCCCTGAGTCATACTAGTGAATCCAGTGTTGAGGAACCATAATCTTTTCACCGCTTTTAACTAGGTGGGCAGTGTGATGATATGGTGGTGATGGTGGGAATACAATAATGCTTCCAGCCTTTGGCTTAATAGCAAAAGTATAGTTTCCATTGTGCTTTGCTTCTTCAAAATCTGCTTCTGGGCTTGAGTGTTGCAAAACACCGTCTGGGGAAGCAATAGTGAAAGATAGTTCTCCGCCTTCATAATCATCGTTAAGATACATTACGAAAGAAACCTTTAGTCTCTCATCTCCCTCTTGCTGATCAAAGTGAGCACCCATGTATGTTCCTGCCTGATACTTCTTGATTGGATACTGAGGAAACAGTTTTGGTTCATCCGTGATACCTTGAGCCTTTGCGTAATCTCTTGCAACATCATCAAACGCCTTTTGTAAAGTATTGTAGATGTACTTATCTTTTTCATCAGCCTCTGCAGTTAATGCAATAGTTTTATCTGTTCCATAGACATAGTGCTGGCCACTACATGCCATCCACTCGCCCCATTCATCCTTGTTGTCGTTCTCAATTGCATCAACAAGTTTCTTAGGGTCTTCTATTACGTTTGTGTAATAATAAACCTTTTCTTCAAGTATTTCTCTGTCCATTTTATATCTCCTTAGTATTTATTTTTCTCATAAAAACCTGTTACTTTCATAAATCCTACGGTAACATATCTTATGGGTCCTTCTCCTACAAACCTTACTCCATGCTCATATTCTTCGTTTCCTGGGAAAATAAGCAATGTTCCTGGTTTTGGCCTTAAGTCTGAATCTTCCTTATTCTTAAAGAACAAAGTTCCATCCTTATAGTCATCATTAATGTATAGTATAGCAGCATATCTAATGGATGGATCTGTGTGTTGGTCTGTATGAGCCTTTAACTCAACACCAGCCTGCATTCTTTGAAGTGTTCCAAATCCAGCAAGTTCTAAAGATGGGTCTGCTAGTTCTAGTAGTTTCCCCAGTCTACCTTGAAGAGTTGTGCTTATTTGTTTAGTTGTAATATTTAGATTCTTATCTTCCCAGCCTTGGGTAATTTCAAATTTACCTTCTGCGACCAGGTTATCTACATCATCTCTGCCAAACTTTTCCATACAGAATCTAGCAAGATTTTTTGTATACTCTATAGCCCAGTCTTCGTTAGGGGTGGTATCAATTATTTCTAAAATAGTTTCTAGTTCTTCTGGTTGCAAAAAATCTTTTACAAACAAAACATGATCATGAAAGACTTCAGTACTATAGCCAGCATCGTCAAACTCTTTTTTTAAAAATACTTCCATTTATAGATCCTCAACCTTATACTTGTTTCCGTCAGCATCAAGTTTCCATCCCTGCTTTAGCAACTCTTGCCATTCTGCTCTTTCAATTTCTTGCTTTGCTCTGGTCTCTTTCATTTCTGCAGCCCAGGCATCTCTTAGTTCTTGAGGGTAATCAGACTCTTCTCTATCATCCCAGAATGAGCCGATGGTATATCTAACCCCACTGGTTATAAGAGTTACTTCGTGCATATTGTTAAATCCCCCGTCAAATGCAGCAAGCATTCCAACTTTAGGTTGAAGGCTTATCTCTTGATCTGGGAACTGCAACATGCCACCTTCGAAGTCATCGTTCAAATATAAAAATGCTGCATATCTACTTCTTGTAAAAGCACCAGAGTGGCCATGCTCGTCTGTGTTGTCAGAATGCTTTCTTGCATAGGCTCCTGGTTCCCACTTCTGTGTGTGGTACCCAATTTGAGAAATTATTTTTGGATCAAGATCGTGAACACTTGCAACAGCATCAATAATTCCTTGCTTAATTTGTGAGAATATATCGCTTGGCAGTTTCTCATTCTCTACATGCTCATCATTGTCTTGTGGCAATACTGAAGAATAAGACTCATAGAATGATATTGGCATCCATGTAATTAATCCAAGTTCTGCATGCTTATCTAAAACCTTTACAAGTTTAGCAGCAGTGTCTGCATCAATAAAGTTTTCATAAACAACAATATCCTTTGTTATTCTTTTTTTGTTATCTAGGTTCATTTTATCCTTCTTTCTTTGTCAGCATTATTTCTGTTTGGATTGTCATCTCTAAACTTTTGCATAATATCTTGTTGCATTTCTTGCCACTTTTCTTTACCAAACTTTTCTTCATTTTCAAACCACTCTGGGGCACCGACAGAGTACTTTGTCCAGTACATTCTTGAAAGGTACTTCGAATTGTGATTTACAGGCATAACTCCATGAAGATAGATAGACTCTTCAGACATCAAAAATTCTGGATGTCCTGATGGGAAAACAAGAAGATCTCCAGCCTCTGGCTTATACATATATGCCTCACCATTTGCTATAAAGTCAATTTCTCCACCCTCATAGTCATCGTTAAAGTATGTTAAAGCAGTAATTGCAAACTTATGTCCTGGGCTTACTATTGGCTCTCTTATATAGTCTGTGTGGTATGTCATTGCTAGTGGGTCTTCAATGTCTATCTTATATCTTGCTATAGATGGTCCTGTGTATTCCCACTCCTTAACATCGTTCCCTCTTTCATCTTTGATGTCTGGGATAAGTCTGTTTTCATCAAAATCAACATTGTTCTTTGCAATATAGTCTTTTGTTGCTATCATAAAATTATTAAGAATTTCTAAAAGAACTTGCTTGTGCTCTTCTTGTTTTTCTGTTGAGGTTGCTACTTTTTCAACATGATCTATTTTTAAATTATCATGATATGTTCTAAAAATTGGATTAATGTATTCGCCAAACCTTGACCATGGTGACCATGGACTAAATAGTCCATCTTCTTCTCCTTGTGACTCCTTCAAAAGACTATAGGTCTTATGAATGTCTTTAAAAAGACCTTTATATACAAAAATCTTTGGGTATACTTCAATTACATTGAGAGGCTCTGTCATGGCTTTCTGTCTCCTGTATGCTCTGTAATTTCCCAAAAGAATGGACAGGTGTATCTAATACCACTCTTAATTTCTGTTACTCCGTGAATATAATTCATATCCCCTGGGAAAAAATAAGCAGCACCCTTCTTTGGCTTAAACTGAACACCCTGATTTGGAAAGTATAACTCTCCGCCTTCATAGTCTTCGTTTAAATAGAAAAGGCTTGAAAGGTCGTAATTTGGAAAATCATTTGGAAGTCCTGCATCTGGACCTTCATGCAGTTCTTTGTCTGCGTGAGGCTTCTGAAACTGCCCTGGAAGCCATCTAACGATAGTTGTTCCAGTAGGAGTAACCTTTACCTTATAAAACTCTTCGACGATTGGCTTTAGTCTTTCAAACAGTCCTGCAATTATTGGTGCAATTGATGGATCGTTTTTATCTAATGTAGGACTAGTTGCAACCCTATCTTTCCAGTAGTCTGAATCATAAACGACTGTTCCATTTTCATTTACATGGCTTTCAGTAACATCCCAAATCGTCAATGACTTTGCAGCCTTTTCTAAAAACTCTATTTCTTGTTCTGTCATAAAGTTTTCTAACTCAACGATCATTTCTTTGCCATCACCGAACCAGCCAGAGGGTGTGATTGATGGCTTTCTTTGTACTACCTTATATTCGTCCATGTTCATATTGTATCACCATTCATATTATTTTTAACTGAAAGTTTTAATGCTTTTACTTCATGAGAGCCTAGACTTTCTCCCTTTTCATTAACAGCATCTCTATACCAGTCTGTCCATTGTCCAGATTTATTAACTTCTTGTGCTGCTTCACCATAGGCCCTATTTGCATTTTCTTTTGATCTGTCTTCATCCTTATACTCAACAAGTTCTATGGTTGTGTTATTTAGATTTGTTAGAGATATCGGAATAATAGTTGCTATTGGAGTTCCTGCTTTTATGACCACTCTTTGATTTGCTTTTCTTGCTTTAATTGCTAATGGAAGTGGATTAGGATAAAAAGATGTGCTAACTAAGTTAGACAAAGTTTCAAAGTCTTCGCTAAAATAATTTACTGGATTAATTGTCCAAATGCTAATGTTGGGATCTGTTCTAAAAACCAAACTAGTGTTTAAACTTATGGAGGCCTGTCCTCTTCCAGCATAAGAGCCTGTCGGACTAAATATTGTTACATGTTGATCTGTTTGATCAGTTATTCCGTCCCACTCAAACTCAATATCTTCTGTGCAAGAAAGGTTCCATCCAATGACATTTGCCTGTGTTACTGGAAAACATCTATATGCATGATTGTCTGAGGTTTCGTCCATCCAATCTCTTTTAATTGACATTGGACTAATCTCAAAGTTACTACCTTGCATTTTTTCTACTGAAATATTTAGCATTACTCTTGATCCCATTTTGAATCATACATGTCTGGTGTATGATACTTTTTGCTGTAATCTAGCATAGTAACGATTGAATACTTTGTACCAGAGTGTACTGGCATTGCTTGATGAGGGTACATAAAGTTAGATGGGAATACATAAAGATCCCCAGCCTTTGGCTTAATATTTAAACCCTGCAATCTAAAGAATAGTTCTCCACCATCATAATCATCATTTACATATGCGACCAAAGAAAGAGTGCAGTTGTAAGAATATCCATGATCGTGATGCTCTTTAAAGTGTTGGCCTGGGCCATACTTAATAAAATTAAATGCCTCCCAATATTTAAGTGGCATGATGTTGTAGTCTCTTCTGTAATCTTCTACTGCTGCAAACTGTGCGTCATAGATGTCTTGCCATAATGCTTGAAGATTTAGTGAGTCTTGGCTTTTATCTAATTCTATATCTGTTTTCTTAAACTTAAAGTCAACGCAGTCCCTATAGTCTGGCATAAGTTGTTGATATCCTACGTATGCTGGCATCCAGTGGTATCTTTTTCCTTCTGCTGACAACTCTCCATATCCAGCAACTGATCCTAGATTGGCCTCAAGTCTGTTTATTACATCAAACTCTTTTTTAATTACGCCTCTATAGCAAATAATTCCATTGCCAAGATCTTCTTTTTCTGTCCATGTCTGCATTGTATTCTCCTTATTTATATTCTCTGCGGGACCAAACTTTTTTAATGTACACTCCTCCATCAGGTTGCCGATAGAATTTTGCGTTATCTACCATTTTACCATATATCTCAGACTGTCCTAAAATCTCTATCTCGTGTTCCCAGTTTTCTCTTTTAAATGGAAGTACCTGCATGTATGGGGTTCCAGCAGGAAGCGTTCCTTCCCAGCCTTCTGCTATAAAAAATGGGAAACTTCCAAGAAGATGAACTTTGTCAGAGTCTACAACTCCAGTTGTGTTCATAAACGGAAGATCAAACCTATTCATTGGTGTCATAAATAATGCGCTATATCCTTCTGGTAACTCTAGACCCCATGGTGAACTCCATGCAAAATGGTATTGGTAATACCCTTTAGGATGTTCGAACTGTGGCATTGGTGGTCTTTGTGTACAAAAGTCTTTATACTTGGGGTCATCAATTGTGACATTAATTATACCCTGAGAATTTTTAGCAAATGTTAGGTCACAAGGAGTTTTAAATACATATCCAGTTGCAAACGCATCCATAATTGCAGGACATGCTTTCCATGTAGGTATCTTCCCATAATCATCTGTTGTGCCTTCTTTAGGAAATGGACAAACCTCTTTTGGTGCTTTGTAGTATTCTCCGTTTGGCATTTTAGCAAATCTGTCTGCGTCTTTATACCAATCTGGCATTTCTTTTTGTGTTGGGACTGGTGTAGAAATGTTTTCTTTATCTAACCAGGGCCTGAAGGATCTAAACTTGGCGATTAAAGACACTACTTGTGTCCTAGTTCATTAATGTCTGTCATTACGACAACACAATACTTTGTTCCCTCTTTCATAGGCAATGAAGCATGTTCATAGATATAGTTTGATGGGCAGAGAACAATATCTCCTATTTTTGGAGCATGTGTGTAGTTGTCCATTCTTGGAAATCTAATTTCGCCACCCTCATAGTCTTCATTAATGTAGATAACAGCAGACACTGTACAGTTGTACATTGGGCCGTGGTCTGCGTGTATGTTAAAGTGAGTTCCTTGTCCTTCGTATTTTACAAAGTTAAATGCCTCATAATATACAACATTGATACCCCAATATCTAGCATAATCATCAACGCACAACTTTAACTTTTGATAAATTTCTTCATGAAGATCAATAAGTTCAGAATTATGTTCATCTCTTGGCCCTAAGTTTTCTTGCTTAAATCTAAAGTCTACTGCATCTCTGGCCTTCTTAATTGGAACATCAGAATTAGTTACTTTTGCTTCTGACCATTTATATTTACCATTCCCGCCAAGATTTGACTCTAGAATCTTTATGTATCTTTCAGAGTCTTCTTTTGAAAATACGTTTCTATATAGATTGATTCCTAATGCTGGGTTTTCAACTAAAACATTGTTTTCAATAGTTCTTGATGGATATCTGTTTACTGCAGTTTCTGATCTATCCTTAGTAAACCAAGGGGTCTCATTTTCATCATAAGTTGTCATAAATTATTTCCCTATTCCTTTGTTTTAGTTGTGATTATATTATATCACAAAACAATTGTCTAGATATTTTTTATTAAACTGGTGAGATTTCTCTGGTTACTTGATTGTATGAAACCTTTGTTCCATTAACTGCAAAAGCACACTTTACCAAGAAAACTTCGCCAGAAAAGGCTGCATCATAAAGTTCTGCCTTCTCATTATCAGAGTCAATACTCATTCTGTGAATAATCTTGTTTTCACACAGGAAGGCATACTGCTTGTATGAGTCTTTTTCTGCTTGTGATAGTGCTAAAAAGCCTTCGTTTGCAGTTCCATCAAATGATGTCCCATTCCATGTTGAGCCTTTTGTGGCTGTTGCCTTATGGTCTGTTATGTTCATACCAACTACAGGAAGACCTTTATCCCACTCAGAATCAAGAGAGGCTCTTACTTCCTCCGTAGTTCTAAGTGCTGAGATTACATCATAGGTATCTTCAGTATCTTTAACAATTATTGCGTACATAGTTTAGATCTCCTTTAGTATAGTATAACATATTTATTAGCATCCACAACTACCGCAGCAACCAGGACATGCTTGCCAGCAATAACTTCTGATACATCCTGAACAACCACTGCTAGAGAAGGTTGGTGGGAAGAACGGTGGGAAGAACGGGAAGAATGGGAAGAACGGTGGGAAGAATGGGAAGAACGGGAAGAATGGGAAGAATGGTGGGAAGAATGGGAAGAATGGTGGGAAGAACGGTGGGAAGAACGGGAAGAATGGTGGGAAGAATGGTGGGAAGAACGGGAAGAACGGTGGGAAGAATGGGGGGAAGAATGGGAAGAACGGAAAGAATGGTGGGAAAAATGGAGGGAAGAATGGGAAGAATGGGAAGAACGGAGCAATAGTAGTTACGTTATTAGATGCTGGTGACACTGCAGAGTTACCATTAGCGTTTGTTGCATAAACTGTATATGTCTGTGCTGTATTTGCTTCTTGGGTAGGTGATGCCGAAGTTCCTGCTGTTGTGGCTCCCTTTCCATCTGATGATGCCCAGGTATAACTAGTTATCGCAGATCCACCATTTGCTGGTGCTGTCCAAGTAACTGTATCCTGATCTACTCCTGCTGTAGCAACTGGTGCTGAAGGAGTTGCTGGTACTGTTGTAATAGTTATTGCAGCAGATGCAGCAGATGCAGCAGAAGTTCCTGCAGCGTTAGTCGCTGTTACTGTAAATGTTGGTGTTGCTGACGAAGCAATTCCAGTTACAGTTAATGGAGATGATGCTCCAGTTGCTGTCTGTCCTGTGCTTGCTGTTACTGTAAAAGATGTGGCAGCAGGAGAAAGTGCTGGTAAAGAAAAAGAAACAGTGGCTGCACCATTATTAAATGCTCTTCCTGTTCCTACATTTGCTGCTGAAACACCTGTTGGTGCTAAAGGCTCCAAAAAGTCATTTGACGCTTGGGACTTTTTACCTATCTTCTTACCTGCTGCCATTTGTATCTCCTAATTTCTTATTGAATTTTGTATTACGCTGTCAAATCGCCGTAGACAACCCATGTGTTTTCTGCTCTCTTGAAAAGAGTTGCAGATGACCACTGAGTTCTCAACTTAAGACCTGGTGTTGCATTTACGGTAACTCCTGCTGCTCCAGCAATCGTTACTTGACCTGCACCAGTTTGAAGAATATCTAAAGATGTTCCTACTGGGTAAGCAATTGATGAATTTAGCGGAATTGTTAATGTAAGTGCTGATGCTGAATTCATTTCAATTAAATCATCTCTGTGATCTAGCGTTGATAGAGTATAAGATGCTGTCTTTTGTGTAATTGGTGTGTATGAATCTACCTTTGCTGCAAGTGATGCTGTAACTGTTGAAGCAAAGTTAGCGTCATCGCCAAGTGCTGCAGCAAGTTCGTTAAGGGTGTTAAGTGCGTTTGGTGCACCATCAATAACTGCTGTTACTTCTGCAATTGCTTCAGACTTTGCTGTTGCGATTGCTGTTACAGTTGCTGTTGAAACTGGCTTGTCAGCATCTGATGTATTGTCAACATTTCCAAGTCCTAGTGTGGTTTTTGTAACTGCTGCCACATCTGCAGTTGTTGCAAGAAGTGATGTGTCTGCAATACCATGGACATTTGTTGTGTCAGAGTTGTGTGTTGAAACTGCATCATCTGCATATGTCTTGGTTGCTACAGTTGAATCAATATCAAATGCTTCTGAAGTTGCATTCCAGTCAATTCCAACACCAGCAAGTGTTGATTGGTCTACAACTGCTCCGTTAACTGCATCTGTAAGTTGTGTCTGTGTTACAAGAACAGATGTATCAGCAATTCCGTGAACATTTTCTGTTTCTAGGTTATGTGCTGTAATGTCTGAAGTTGTTGCTAGAAGTGATGTATCTCCAATACCGTGAACATCTGTTGTGTCTGAATTATGTGTTGATACCTTGCCATCTGCTGCTGTTGCAGCATCTGCAATTGCTTCTGACTTAGCGGTTGATACATTTGTAACAGTTGCTAGAACTGAAGTATCTGCAATGCCGTGAACATTTGTTGTGTCTGCTTCGTGTGCTGTAAGTGCTGAACTAGCAGAAGATAAGGCAGTTGCAACATTTGCTGTAGTTGCTAGAAGTGAAGTATCTGCAATTCCATGAATGTTTGTTGTGTCTGATTCATGTGCTGTAGTTAGTAGCAATGATGTGTCAGCAATTCCGTGAACATTTGTTGTATCTGCTTCGTGTGCTGCTAGTGCTACTGCTGCTCCTGTTGCTGCTGTATTAACATCTCCTGTTGTTGCAAGAAGAGCAGTGTCAACAATACCGTGAATCATAGTTGTATCATTTTGGTGGTTTGTTAGGTTTGTTCCCATTGTTAGATAAAATTGTGGATCATCATTGATCGCTTGTGCCAACTCATCAAGAGAATTGAGAAGTGCTGGCATGTCGCCACCGATGATGGCTGCTAGTTCTGATGCATTAGCAAAGTACTGTAATGCTGACCATGTAGATGAGCCATTACCCATCTTAAACTTACTTGTGTCGGTTTCAAAACCGATCTCACCTGCTGCTAGAATTGGGTTTGCAGCCGTCCATTGTGCTGCAGTACCTCTGCGCTGTTGCATTCTTGTTGCCATTTATATATTCTCCTTATGGGGGCTGCCCATTAACTTATCTTATTATAACATCAATTTTTTAATTGAAGTTATCTACTACACTACCGCCATCGAATACAACTGTCCACTCTGTTGTAGAGGGGCCACCTGCATCCAAACCTACACCCAATGGGCTATTGAATGATCCACCTTCATAGAACTGGGATACTATGAAGCCAGTTCCATCAATTGCGGTATCGTGAATGTGCTGTGGTAAATTATTTGTATCATCAATAGTTGCTTGGGTATACCAAGTTCCATTGTAATAAAAATTAACTCTATTTGTTAAAGTATCTAACCACTGTGTTCCGTTAGTTGGTGAAGAAGGAGCAGTTGAGCCAACAGCCATTGATCGGTTATCGACATACTCCTTAGTTGCTGCATGATCAGCAAGAGTTGGTGCTCCTACTGTTACTGCATCTCCGAATGTACCGCCGTTAGTTACGACTAATCCATTCTTGACCTTGAAGTCTTTATCGACTGTTGCCATTTACTGCTCCCTCTTCCAACTATTTTTATTTTTTATTAAACTAGAAGTGTTCCCATAACAGTAACTGTTGAGTTATTGTTTGTGGTTGTTACCTGTAGTTGTACGTTTGCTCCTGAAATACCTGCTGAAATTGATGACGCTGAGCCATTTGTTCCAACAATTCCGTATTCAGTGATTGCAATGTTATCTGAAGAGTCAAGTGTCAAAAGGACCTTTGATATTTCAGTATGTGCTCCGTAGGCAACCTTTACAAGGTATTCTGCTGAACGGTAGTCAGCCTTTGCGAAGGCGTGTGCTACTTGGATTCCTGCTGTTGGTGCTGAAAGTGTTGCTGCGACCTGCTTAGCAACTGAGTTTAACTCAACTGAAGTAAATGAACGATTTGTTCCATCTACTGCAGTACGAGCACGAGCATCTGTAAAGTAAAGGTTTGTACCTTCTGCAAGATCAGTTGTTGTAGAATCTGCTACACCGTTTTCTGCGGTAATAGTAAGTCCTGCACCTGTTCCTGTGATTGTAATGTTTGTAAGTGAAGCACCAGTCAAAAGACTTGCTGCTGAAGACTTAGCACGAGCATCTGTGAAGTACTGTGTTGTTCCTTCTGCTACATCATCTGTTGTAAGTGCATCTGCGTGTGCGATTGCTGCTGCTTGTGCTGCATTTGCCTTTGAAGTTGCATCTGCTGAGGCAGTTGCTTCTGCTGCTGCTTGTGCAGCGTTAGCCTTTGAGGTAGCATCCGATGATGCTGTAGCCTCTGCTGCAGCCTGTGCTGCATTAGCCTTTGAGGTAGCATCTGATGATGCTGTTGAAATTGCATTTGATTCTGCTGAATCAACATATGCCTTTGTTGCTGCATGTAGGTTGCTTGTTGGTGCACCTGAAAGTGTCAAAGCACCTGTCATTGTGTCGCCAGCCTTTGAAACCTTTGTTCCTACTGATGTAGCAAGGTCTGTTGCATAGTTTGGATTATCTCCAATTGCTGCTGCCAACTCATTGAGTGTATCAAGAAGTGCTGGTGCTGAATCTACAAGTGCTGCAATTTCAGTGTCTGTGTAAGCCTTAGCATCTACCTCTGCTTGGTCAGCGTATGCCTCGTAAGCAGTTGTGATTGCAGTTTCACGAGTGTCTGTGTAAGCCTCTGCTGCTGTCTGAGCAACGCTAATTTCTGTTGCTGTCTTGTATGCTGACCAAACCTCTGTTGAAAGGTTTGATGCATCATTGATCAAGTCATCTGCGTAGTCTTTAGCATCTTGCTCTGCTGTGTCAGCGTATGCCTCGTAAGCAGTTGTGATTGCAGTTTCACGAGTGTCTGTATATGCTTTAGCATCTACTTCTGCTTGATCAGCGTATGCTTCGTAAGCAGTTGTAATTGCTGCTTCTCTTCCATCTGTGTAAGAGTTTGCTGCTGCTTCTGCTGCGTCTGCTGAACCTGCTTCATCATAATAAGCATCTACCACTGTACGATCAAGTGAAAGTTCTCCACCTGCTGAAACATCAAACTGGTTTGATACTGACTTGACTAGTGTTTCTCCACCAATCAAATCAAGAATGTATTGATCTCCTGCATTTTCTGTAAGAATTACCTCACCGTTGATTGTACCTTGTAGGCCTTCAACGACGAGTCCACTCTTAATCTTAAAATCTTTATTTACTGTTGCCATTTTTTATATCTCCTTTTATTATGCCTTAAGTCCAATTCGTGCGAAACGAACTGTGACTGGCTTGATCGCTGGGTCTGGAGTGACTGTTAAGGCCACGGTATTTCCAGTGCGAGAGACATTAATGGTGCCAATATTCCCATCATTGTCGATTGTTCCGTATTCGCTGACATTTACATTTGTACCGTCAACGAGAATTGTAAGTTCGGTTGCATAGAACTTGTTGTCCCCTGCTGTGGTCTTTGATATTGAAACAATATACTTGACCATTCGCCAAACTGTAGCGTCAAAGTTATCAACAACAGTTACGTTCTCAATACCAGTGATTGTGTTTTCATTGTTACCTGCTGAACCCAAGTCTGTTGCTTGAGCGGAAGCGGTATCGATTAAATCTTCATAGTTTTCTTGAGTAGGTCTATCTCCTGTTTGGAATAGAGCCTTAACTGATGGAATTGATACTTTGGCCATGTAGTGATTATATCATCCCTTTTAATAGTACTATTAAAGAATATAGTTACTATAACCAATAACTTGAAGAGGAATTGGAGGTGGATTTGTTTTAGAGTATCCAAACACACTTACATTTATAAACTGAACTCTAAACGGCAAAACCTCTTGAACCCTAGCCTTTGGCTGGAAGTGATCGATCTTTATTCTTTTGACATCAAGATCTTGAATCTGTGTATGAGCAAGCCTATGGGTTGTTCTGTAAAATTCTTGTGATAATGGGGTTAGGTTTGTTGGCATTACTGAGTTACATCTTCAAGGATAACCATTGACCCTTTGGCTACCGTCCAAACTCTGCCTTCTGATAGAAGTTCTGTGAGTTGGATGTCGAAGATATCTCCTGTCTCAAGAAGTTCTGATTGAGAGGATGTAAGGTTTACAGTAAAACTTCCTTCTGTGTCCTGAAACTCAATTGGCTCAGGGGATAAAGAAACAACAACCTCATCAGTTGAAGGACGATAAATATCCATAGCAACTTCCCAATCATCAAGAAGAAGTGGCTCTCTAGCATCATTGGTTACATAAACACGAAATGCTGCAGAATCTCCACGAACAACAGTCCAACGAATTTCTGGTGGTGCTGAACCTAGCGCATAAGAGTCTGTGGGTTGATTTCTGAAGGTAGCCATAATGTTATTATATCACGACAATCCGTCTTTGAGTGCTCCCCAAGTACCGTTGCCTTTTGTCTGAACAATTAACATTCCTCCAAGTGCAAGGGTTGCTTGAATTGCAACGACTGCTATATATCTTGCTGGTCCAGTAGATGGACGGCCTGCAACAAGGGCCCCATTATTATCTACATAAATTTTTGTTCCAGCAGGACCTAAATTTGTTGTATTCATTTGAATAACTCCAGAGACAATAACAAGCCCGTTGGTGTTTGTTGCAATATCATTTTTTACCAAACCAAGAATTGGAACATCTGGATTATGGGAAACACTTGATGGATTATATTTTTCAACTAATGATTTTCCAGAAACACTTCCGCTAATAAAAACTGGAGTACCCTGAGAAATTGCTGCGTTTGTGGTATTTCTAACATCAATATATGCTGCTCCGTATCCTAATGGGGGAAGAATATTATTTAACGCATCTACCAATACCTTGAAATCTCCGTGTACATTTACGGGATCTGAGGCAATAGGGTATGAAAGCGAATTAGGATAGTTAGATGCATATTGTGGCATAATCTTTATTATACCACCCTCTAAAGTTGTTTTTTGAAAAATCTCATGCTATACTTGGTAGTAACACCTACCAGGGTGTTATTGTTTTCTAAGGAGGAAACTATGATTAAATTTATCGAAAGAAACAAAGAGATCATTAGCACACTCAGTATCGTAGCATTAGTAACTGTTTTGTCGAACGGTGCAAATGCTGATTCAGGTCTTGATACAAAGAACAATCTTAGCCTTGAACAGGCTCAGACATCGGAAACCACCTCGAAAGAGGTTTTTTTGGTTTCTAAGGCTAAAAAACTAGAGAGTTTTGAGAATAAGGTTTCTCTGACTGATTTAGAACTTAAGGAACTGCTATCACTGGTTGGCTTCAAGGGCAAAGACCTTGTTGTGGCTTGGGCTGTTGCTAAGAAGGAATCTAATGGTCGTCCATTAGCATTTAACGGAAACCACAAGACTGGTGACTCATCTTATGGCATGTTCCAAATTAATATGATCGACAACCTTGGTCCTGATCGTAGAACCAAGTTTGATCTTGAGTCAAACGCTGAGTTATTCAATCCCGTCAAGAATGCAGAGATTGCATACTATATGACAAATGGTGGAGATGATTGGTCCTCATGGAAGGGCATCACTCCAAGAACCAAATACTGGATGGCTAAATTTCCTAAGTAGTATATAAAGAGAATACCCCCTTGGAGAAATCCTTGGGGGTATTTTATTATTTAAAGGTAATCTCTGACTTAACGCCATCTGAAAAGGTATGGGAAGGAAGCCAGCCAAGTAGGTCTCTATTGTCTATTTGTGGTAAAACTGTTAGGTCTGGCAAATTTAAAACAGTATAAACAATGTCAACACCATTAGCCTTGTACTCATTTACCAGATCAATCATCGTAAACTGGTTTCCAGTGAAAATGTCTGTAAGTAAAAAGTCATTATAGTTAAGGTACTCAATAGACAGAACATTTGCTTTTGCTATATCTAAAACATTAACATAGTCTCTTGTTGAAGAAATGCTGTTTATTTTTATATTTGGATCTTTGTTGATTATTGAAAATATATTTCCACCTTGCTCGTCTTTTGTCTTATCAGATTTTCCAACAATGTTAAAATATCTCAAGATAACAAGTTTTTTACATAAAATCTTTAATATCTTTTCTTCTAAAAGTTTTGACTTGGCGTATGGATTATAGGGGTTGTATACTGCTGCTGAGGAAGCAAATACAACTGGGATATTAAAAAATCTAGAAGTCATTCCGACAATAAATGTTGAAAAAAGA